CCTCCACGACATAGACATACTCTTGAATGTCGTACATCGTTGCCGCCTGTTTGGAATCCTGCGTGATCGACTGGACCCACCCAGACTCCTGCGGGTTCGTGTTCGCAGCCGGGATGCGTTTCACCGTCTCCTCGTCCCACCCGTATTCCAGGAGGGTCTGCCGCGACACCCTGATCCGGTGTGACATGAACGATCCCTTATCCATAGCTGTACAGGTAGGATCAGGACCGAAATCATCCAGACTCACGAGGTCCGTATAGACCTGTCCAGCGTCCACGTCCTCGTCATCACCCACAGGAATCAACATTCCGGAAGCGGCGATTGAAGTCTTGAAAACTGAGAACCCGAAACACATGTCCACAACTCCGGCCCGCAAAGTCTGCCGCAGTTTCAATTGTTTTTGGAGTTTATCTACCGCCAATCCGAGAAGTTCCGCATAATCCTTCTGAGACAGGAACTCGGTCAGGACTTTGTTCATGCCCTCCCGCTGAATCAGGGCGGGCACCAAGGCATGGATCGCCATGAAGACCAAATTGATCGGCATTTCACCAGTCATGCCCTGTTCGGCCTGAAAGTAATGCCCCACATAGTCCTTGATGAACATGGCTCGGGCTTTGCGGTAGCGTTTCATCCGCTCGAACCCTTCCTTCACGGCCTCGGAAAGGGTCTGTGCATTTAACTCAACGCTCATCGGAAATTGAACCTCCTAATTAGGGGCAGACAAGACATGCAAGATGGGTTTAGTCGCCTATTGTCATTGAATCGAACGTATTTCCCTGATTATTCATCAGGAACACGCGATCACCATCATCAAGTTCTACTATTTGGTAATTACCATTCAGCAATTCCAACTCCATCTGCTTGTCTTCAACACTGTGAATAACACGATTACACTCACAGGTGATAAGTTGACTTCCATTGCCTTTTACAAGACGTACAAACATATCTCTCTCTCTTTCTATCTGCCTGTCTGCCTGCCCCTAACGTCAATTTCTGAAGTTGAATTTTCGCCTCCAGCCCTTGTCTTTGAGTTTACTTTGCTTCCACTGTTCAAACCTGTACCCCCACGACTTAGTTGGTGCTGACGGAGACGCCGGTTTTGGCTGGTTTACCTCACTGTCGTCCACCGTCAGAGCATCCGCGATCACTACGTCACCGTGCAGGAGCATTTCGGCCTGGTTCTTGTCCTGCAATTCCGCAGGACCGACACCGCCGCCAGGGTAGTAGATGTAATACTTGGCTTGCTCGATGCCCCGTTTGTCGTGATTGATGATCTTGCCCGTGAGTAATGCCCGCCCATAGGCTTGCAACAGAAGTTGCTTCCCTTCACGGCTGGAATGCCAACCGTACTTGTCCGTTTTCTTCTCACCGACCGTGCCGACTTGTTGGTTTCGATAGTAGAAAGGATACTTGAAGTCCTTCACGATCAGTTTGCCGAGGTCCAATCCCGGCCCATTCTTTTCCCACTTCAGGAACGGGAGTCGTTGCGGGTTGGCTCCGCCACACCACAGGGCCAACGCAACGATTACCCGTGCAAATTCATAAGGGGGAGTGTTTCGGCATCGCCATTTTGCAACAATCTCCCCCGTTTGTTTGCAGCGGATGGAAACAACTGACTCAGAAGCTCCTCGACCAGTGCTGGTGTCGATTCCAAATATATACGTTTTGGACTGATCCAACCTGCCGTCGATGAGTTCCACCCAAACTTCGAGTTTTCCCTCTCCGACTTTGCGGAGAGAGTAGAATCGTTGGTCTCGCCGTTTGAGGATATCGGGGATATCGTCGTTAGAAGTCCGCTCTTTCAAACAAATGTTGTATCGTCCAGTCGGTTCGCGGGCGAACAAGGCGGCATGTTTCTCAAGTTCTCCCACGTCATAGAATGTGTCGCCTGCCTCAAGGTCTTCCGCGTACACTTCCTGGGCGATTTCTTTCGACGTTCGACGTTGCTTTTGATGTTCCAGCCAAGGGGAACTAATCTGGAATCTGTTGGTGATGGGGTCTTTGAGGACAAAGCGGCCCGCTCCCTTCTCTGGGTGATCCCAGAATTTGAGAGAAACCACCTTAATCTGTCCTGAATTCAACCATCTGCTGTATTCCGTACCTGCCCCGGCAGGTGTTGAGTTCACGATACGGCACGGAGACACGTCCGCCGTGGCCGTTCTGATTTCCTCACCGTTCTCCACCTTCGCAAATTCGTCCAACAACAATATCTGGCAACGGTCGCCGGACATCGCGTGCTTCGTAGTGGACTCACCTGCGATGGTCGAATCGTTGAGTTCGTTGTGAATCCGCAGTTTGGTGCGGTTCTTGGTGCCCTTGTCGGTCACACCAGGGGGCCGCATCCATTCCGGAAGCCAGGTGTTGGCGTAGTCGTGCTTCCAGAACAAACTCTTGCTCGTCGGTCCGTCCACATAATCCTCTGTTCGTGACATCTCACGAATCTGGGTGTCGGGCCGGAAGAGCCACTTGTGATGAATGAAGAACGTACAGAGCCACGAGGCTCCCATGTCACGCGACTTGCGAACACCGATGTCTTCACCACCAAAGAATGCCTCCTCGAAGGCATTCCAGGCGATCTCCTGGCATTCCCAGGTAATCATCGGTTGGTGCGTGATCTTGGCCGGTCGAGACTTGCCCGTCTCCGGATCGGTCTCGAACTGCCAATAAGTCCAGCCGAAAACGTTCAACCAATACAGGCCACTGATTGCACACGCCGCCAGGACATCGGCCTGAAGTACAGGGTCACGCTCTGCGTCAACGAGAAGTCGTTCCCGATACTTCAGGTTCGCGTCCTTAAGCATCGGGACCTTCAGGCCCGTCTTCGGACAGGTCCAATACTTTCGCAGTGATGGGAACGGCTCAGGCAACTGCGGATGATCCGCAAAACCTTTACCGATCATGTGTCACCAGAATCTCCCATCGTCCGAGACGAGCAGTCCAGGCGCTCGTCTGTCTCTTCCAGAACCGGCCATACGAACGGGCATAATGCCACAGGCCCACACTCCAAAAACCGATCCTGAAACCACCTACTCGTCTCACTCGTCACCCCCGCCTTCGGCCATTGCATTCATCCGTCTCTTGTTGATCTCCGACACTTTATCTGCGGCCGTGGGCTTTCCAGTGTCAACCGATTCACCACTGACACCGGCCTTACCCTCTGCCCTCTCCAATAACACCTTCATCCAATCCAGACTGATTTCACCCTGGTCAAACAAATCAGTCTCCTCATTCCAGGTCAGACCCATCGCTTTCTCCCAAATGCGACGAGCCACAGCTTCTGCCTTACTGACAATTTTGGTCTTACCCGTGTCCGGGTCTCGGACCATCTCAGTTTTCTCACTACCAATAGCCCGAATATAATCGGACACAATACGTCCAGAACGGGACTTCTTACCCAATTCCAGAAGTTCAGGATTCTCAATAGGTGTTTTTGCCATCCAGATAGTCCAAAAATACCGGCAACTCTGAACGATGTTTCTCAATCTTTCCAAGGAAGACATTACAGGAGGGACACAATAAACCACGAACCTTGCCGGTGACGTGATCGTGGTCTGTATGAACCTCATCATAGGCGAGAGATTCTCTGCAAATGGCACAACGACCACCTTGCTTCAAATACATCAGATGATGTCTCGCCACAGAAAGACCATAATTACGTTTCAACGCATAACCACGTCTGCGTCGGCGATAATCGTTTGGGTCCGCCATTCGATACACTTTATTCTTCGCAGCTATGTGTTCTTTGTGTTGTGTTCGATACACCTTACGACATTCTTTGCACGTCTTATCCAAGCCATCCTTCATATTCTTGGACCGGTTGAATTCCGTTTCTGGTTTCTCCTGATGACAACGTGTACAACGTTTCAATGCCTTTTCCTCTTTGACTTAAACGGACTCTGTTCGCTGGACGGCTTCCACCCTTGGTGTCGCATGGACCCATAGACGAAAGCGTCTGCCCGTTCGCCGGTATAACCCTTCTGCCGGGCGATCCGTTTTAGTGCCTCTTCCTGTGCTTTCGGCATTAGTTCAACTCCGCCACCGGGATCGCTCCAGCCAATTTCCCGATTTCCAGGGTGAGTACACTCCGGACACGCCCGCAACGGTCCAACACAGGACCGCCCGAACAACCGGGACCGGCATGAACATCGAGTATGTCCACATTCACACTGTCCATTTCCGGAACGTCCGTGTCTACTTTCACCACCCGGCCGGTCAGGACACAGTTCTGCAACTGCTGTTCATAGGGCGTACCGACAACTGTAATCTCATCACCGACATGCAGAGGGGTCCGGTCAAACAACAGAAACGGATGTTCTGCACCGAACTGCCCGTCGATGTACAGCAGGGCCAGGTCACTGTCGGGGTCTTTCACGACCAACACCACCAAGTACTCGTCCCCGTCATTCGTGCGTATGGTCAGGTCGTTGTGATCGGCCACATGCCGGGCAGTCAGAACGCAGTTGACATCCACAATGGACCCGGAGCCGTGACCTCCCTCGTTGTAGACCAGGACACAGGAATCCACAGGGTCTGCTGGACAGTCAAAGATCGCGGCCAGGCCGAGGGCCAGACCACAGATCACTGCAAGTAACCAGACTTTCATTGCACCCCCAGATATGTGCCAAGACCGGCCCCCACGGCATACGCCGCAAAGGACCTCCAGTCTCGTCGGTTGATGGTAAAACTCAGAGTCACTAACCAGATGATGGTGTCCGCCAGACTGATCCCCGCCGCCAAACCTGCTTGCCCCCGGACGACGGCTAAGGTCTGGGTGGTCGTCAGGACGTACTCAATCACCTTGACAACGAAGATCGCGGTCGGAATTCTCCACTTTTCCAGGTGGGGGATGGTCATCGTCCACCCCCTTACAGCCCGTTGTGGTCACAGATTCTCTTGACATGTTGCAGGAACTCCTTCTTGGAGTGGTCCAGTTTCATCTTGTTACAGGTCTCGCAACATGGCACGACGTTGCCGGGGATGTACCCGTAGTCATTGTGGATACGGTCTATCCCGTTAAGTAAAGCAACTGATTTGGAACCATTCACTGTCCGTGACTTGGGTTCCGTCCCACAATAAACACACGGCAACTTGGTCAATTCACGAAATGCTTTGTCGGATATGGCCCAGCGAATGCCGCGACCTTTTGCATTTGCCTTGTATTTGTGTAACCACTCTCGGACAGTGCGTTCGCCAGGTTGATACTTCTCTTCCGTCTTCAGACAACCGCAACTCTTCGAGTCACCACTGCGTAGGTCACGGGTTTTTCGCACGACCTCTTTTCCACAATCACAGACACAGTTCCAGGTTCTTGTTGTGGAATGTTTTCCGTGTCCAGTACTTCCATGTCTGGATAACACCAGAAGTCTCATAAACCTCTGGCCCGTCAAATCCCCCATATCAGGTTTCATGGCATGGCGAGACGCCGGAGGTAGGCCACGCCGCCGTTGACCAGACTCTCATAGTGCAGGGTCGTCACGTCATCCGGCACTCGGATAATTCCGGTGCTGGCCGGAGGTACGACCCACAGGATGTTCGCGGCCGTCAGGATCGTGGCAACCCCGAGGACGAAAGTATTGACCGCCGTATCGTTCGTGGTCAGGGCGTAAGTCGCCCCTGGCACGACGGTGGCCTCGTGATCTCCGCCGGTACCGGCATCGGTCAAAGTCTGGCCACTGCCTGCCACAGGCACGGCAGCATCACTCAAGATCAGATCATTCATGGGAACCTCCTCTGTGGATAGCACTGTAGTACAGAACACTCTTCTCCACTCTTAGGTGAAATATGGCGGCGAGAGGGGAGATTGTCGTCTCGACGACGACATTTATTGCTCAACAGACAGGATGGGTGTCGATACAAACGATACAGGCCACGTGGGGTCTGGGTAAGGGCCACCCAGGCCCCTTATTTCCGATACATCATGTCGGGAATCCAGAATTTGCCACGTCTTGGGGGTCCTATATGGGGGCCCCACCGCCCGCACGCCCACAGGCGAGGGTGCCGCCCCACGGGGCGCGTTGTGTTCCTATAATAAGGCCCCCGGCAGCCCCTACACGGGGTAAGGCTCATGTACTCTATGGTAGAATACACAACACAAGTCCTTGGGGGTATCGGCTGCACACAATACACTACAGGTGGGGGGTAAGAGGCTGCCAAAATGGCAGTAACCTGCCAAAATGGCAGTCCCATCTACTACGCCCCGTAGTAAGTCCATCGTAGTCCACCATAGTCCAAGGCTTTGAATACTGGAAACCCAGCTCCAGCAAGGACTTAACGAGGCGTTAGTTCTCTTTCCTACCTTAAGGTCCTAAAAACTATTATACAGGAATATCATAGTAAGCTAATATGTTATATAGGCCCTATATAAGCTCCTCCCTATAGAAAGTTTTTGTCTTTTTGCCGGACTATAGGACTAACAGACCATAAAACCTTGCCATTACAAGACTTACGGTCAACAAACCTTGGACTATCGTGGACTATCATGGACTACCACGTTTTTCGACCTCGGCAAGGCCGTTATTATCGGCAAAACGGCCCGCAGAGGCTGCAAACGGCCTTCAAACATGTCACAATCCCCTATATTTTGCAGCACGGCCAAACGTATGGTTATTACTACCATATGCGTTTTTGGCCTCACTGAGGCCGATTTGGTCGCCTCGACCTGCGTTTCCAGCTCGCTATGGCACATTTACCCCCATGGTCAAGTGACATGTAAAGTATACCATACATCAGTCAAAGTCCCATAATTGACGCAATCGACATATAAGGACCACGCGCGCGTTCCTTTATATATGCCCCGCAACGTCCCATAAGAAGTCGCTCTTATCGGACTAAGACCCCCACAGGCCGGTAGGACCGGCTTTATCGGCCCGCCCGATAAGGTCTGCCTCAGACCCCACGCCAAGGGCGATTTGGCACCGGCCGATTCTCGGGTTATGTTTTGCGTAGTGGCAAGGATCGCTGCGGCGAACGAAAAAGCTGGCGTAGGACGCCGATAGCTGTTCGCGGTATCAAACGCCCCGCAAGGGGATTCGATGGTGGCGGCAACCATGAGAGCCGCAGGCAAACACAATAGGATAACATCGTCAAGGATGTTGTGAACAGTAGGGGAGAGATCCCCATCTTACAAACACGGTGAATGACGGTGCGTTTGCACGTCTGTCATCCCGTCAGAATGAACGCTGTCTCATGGGCGATAGTGCCCGTCTAAGGGGATACCGTGAGCCGCGAGCAGCTACTGAGCCGTCTGGTCAATCTGGGGTTTAACTTGGACGCCCTGAAGACTCTGAACAACAAGAGTCTGGCCATCATGCTGGCGTGCCATACCCAGAAGTGATCGCAGGGGGAGTCTATCCCCCATGAGGCAGCGTTCGGGGGAGTGAACCATGAGACTGCGAAAGAGTCTTGGGAAGCTCCCCGCACAGTCCGAGCGTCACCTTGACATTGTGGATAGACTGGCGTCCGATGAGGGGCGAGCTATTGAGCGGGCCCTGCGGATAAAGGCTATCCACATAACGTCCAGCGTGGCGTGGGCACCCAAAAAGCCGTCTGGCAAAGGTGGTTGGCTTCGCATGAGTGAAGCAAGGCAAATGCGTGGCCAGTTCGTGCGGGGACAGTCTAATCGGACGCCCAAACTGTGGGCGTCGTTCATCCGGGCTTTCGATGCAAGTGCTTGGCTTGTGCCAAGCGAAGTAGTTGTTGGGGGTTAACTCCCCTGCGAGACAAATACAGTGTAGGCCGGGCGGATAGTCTGTCCGCTGTCTGACCTCCTGTCATAAGGCCCCACGCCACACTGTAGGCGATAGTTCCCCTACAACGTGGCGTGCGCCTTCGGCAAAGCCGTAAGCTATCAGGATTGTCCTGATACTATACAGAGTGTGTCCAGTATTGAGAGGAAACAACATGCTGACAGCCGAACTGAAGGGGAACAAGCTTGTTCTGACCATCGACCTGAACGCGGAAGCCACGCCGTCGAGCACTGGGAAAATGCTGCTGCACAACTACGTGCAGTGGACCGATCTCGGTGTGAGCTTCGGTGGGCGTCCGCTCAAGGCAACGTTGTCGGTGGGCTGCAAGAACCCCGGGTACGGTGCGAACACTGACGAACCGGCCGCGACCAAGGCACCCAAGGCGAAGAACCCGGTGTCTGGCCGGTTTGGTCCCAAGGTGGTCGTCCAAGGTGCGGTTGCGTAAGCGATTCGCGGGTGTGGGCCGTGAGAACGGCCCTATCCCCTGAACCGAACAGTAGGAGGGTTATACCATGTGTGGTCACACCATCTGGGAGACCGTCTGCCTTGTGCTCGCAGTTTTTGCAGCCCTGTGCTGACGGTGCGCGGTTGGGGACTGTCTCTGTAGACAGTCTCTGTCCCTGCAATTCTTCATTAACAGGGTGTGCCATTGAGCCACATCGGTGTGCGGGTGTGAGCGGTGTTTCTTCTACCCACCGTTCCATCCCATGCACCGGATGTGGTGTGTGAACACCACGCCATAGGCGATAGTGCCTGTGGAGTGACTACCATGAAGACATACGTGGTGACATGGGTTTCCCAGAACGGGTGTAAGTACGTCTGGGAGTGCCGTGCTGAGGACGTGCGACATGCACTCGTTGAGTGGGTCGCGAATTGGCCGCATGACAGACCGATTATGCTCAGTGTGGCATAGGGGAACTATCCCCTATGGTGTGGTGTGAACACGTCACTCTGTAGGCGATAGTGCCTATATGGAGATCGACTATGACGAGTAAATACCATGTACGTGTGGACATCGTTGTTGCAGATAAGTCTAACTGTGTCGCAGCGGTGACGCAGAGTGTCTTGCAACCATTAGAAGAGTATGTAATGAAATTGCAGACACGGTGTGCGCCAAGCATCACGCTCAGAGTGATGCGAAGTCGGGTTGATTATTGCGGCCCGGACCCAGCCTGCCAAGGGTGCCCAGAAGCGCAGTATTATTCCCACGACGATGATTGACATCCAGGGGACGCACCGTCCCCTATGGCGTGGTGTGAACACGTCACTCTGTAGGCGATAGTGCCTATGGAGTGAATCGTATGAAAGCAGTGCAGACGAAGAATGGTGGGTGGAATGTCTATGTGCCGACGGTGAACGGTGGGCCCGCAAGGTTCCACTTCGCCACGACGGAAGCGAAAGACGCCTTCCTGAAGGCGGTCGCTGCTGTGACCATCGTGCGGCTCATCAAGGATTAACACCCGTAGGGGGACGCACTGTCCCCTACAGAGTGACGTGAACCTGTTCTGAGGAGGAAACTTTATGACAGTGTATGTGGTCAAATTGCGTGGATGGCTGTGTTTCGACACCGACGGGAAGGTTTGGTTTGTCACTCCTGG